GGGCGACGCTCGACCTGTTCACCTACGACCAGAAGGCCACAGCGACCCCCACCTATGCGGACGACGGCACGCTCACATGGGATCAGACCCCAACAAACCAAGAGCTCAAGCTCGCGGGGGCTCTCAAGGTGGGCAGCAACTACCTCATCAAGCCCGACGAATTATATCAGAGCAGGAGCAGGGGTATCGCACAGCAGGGGGCGATTCAGCACTTGACCTTTCTGGCGAACCCTCGCGTCTTGGACATGATCATCAACACGGACGAAGCCATCAGCATGACGACGAGCTACCAAGAGATCGGAGGCTACGACACGAGCACCTTCGACCAGTGCACCTGCTTCACGAAGAACCTCACGACGGGGGAGTTCACGCAGAACGACAACTTCATCACCGAGGTCATCTTTCACGCATCCTTCACAAATGAGACAACGAAGGACATCCAGTTCGCCATCCTTGTGAACGGGGTCGAAACTAACTTTGTAGCATTCGAGCCGAACGGGTCGAGCGAGGTGATGCTTGTGGGGCTGATGAATTTGTTCAACGAGGACACCATCAGCATCGGCATCAAGAAGGTGGCAAGCGGCAACGCCACGCTCACGATCTCGGACGCTTCATTCATAGTAAAAAGGGCATAGCGCATGATCACAGAAATCATCAAGCTGCTCCAGATGGAGGAGCACAAAGGAATCAGCGAAGAGGTCGATATCGCGAAGGGTAGGCACTACCTCCCGACCACATGGAGGGGCGCGGTGAAGGCAATCAAAAGAATGACATGGCGAACGAAGTAATCATCGAGCTCATCGCCCGGACGCAAGCAGCGGAGGGCAAGATCAAAGACCTCGAGGGGAAGCTCAACGAGACGAAGAAGACCACCGAGGACGCAACAGCAGCCACCAGAGGGCTAACTGGACAGCTCGATAAGATGACGGGCGGGGCGGTGACAGCCTTCAGGGGCATCGTGAAGGGGGCGAAGAGCGGGGTCGTAGCCATGACCACCCTCAAGGGAGCGATCGCAGCCACGGGCATCGGCCTGCTCGTCGTCGCTGTGGGCTCATTGGCCACCATGTTCAGCAAGACGCAGGAGGGTGCAGAGATGTTCAACAAGATCACCGCAGGCATCGGGGCGACCATCAACGTGGTGATCGACCGCATCAGCATGCTCGGCAAAGCGATCACTTTGGTATTCAGGGGAGAGTTCACGGAGGCCGCGAATCTGGCAGCGGAAGCCGTCAGGGGTGTGGGCGATGAGATAGAGAGAGAGACAAAGCTCGCCATCGGCCTCGCAGAAGCCACAGATCAGCTCGAAAAGAAGGAGGCAGAGATGATACTCACCTCTGCAAAAAGGAGGGCGCAAATCGAAGATTTAAGGCTTGCCGCTGAAGACCAAACGAAGAGCAGGAAGGAGCAGGCCGCAGCACTCCGCGAAGCCATACGCCTCCAGAGGGAAGAAGCAGACGAGCAGATCGAGATCGCAAGGGAACGCGCCCGAATCATTGCCGAGGAGGTGGCCATGAGCGAGAGCCTGACCGAGGACATCAAGAGGCAGAGGGAGGCCGAGGCTGAACTCTTCGACCTTGAGAGGCGCAGGGACAAGCGACTGAAGGAGATGATCACCCGCCTGAACTCATTGAGCAAAGCCGAGCAGCAGCAGACGCAGAGCATCGAGGACAAGATCAAGGCCATGAAGGAGGCCATCGCGATGGAGGAAGAGGACGAGGCGATCATGGAGGAGAACTTCAACGCAGAGCTCGACCGACAAATCGAGATGAGCAAGGTGCGGAAGAAGGCACACCTCGAGCGCATCGACGAACAGATCAAAGAGGGCGAGATCGCGGAGCAGATCGCCAAGCAGAAGCAAAGGACAGAGGAGCAATTTGCAGAAGCAAGGGTCGCCCTCGCGCAGACTGGCTTGAATGTCATCGGTGAGATATTCGGAAGAGAGAGCGCAGCAGGGAAGGCCGCAGCCATCGCCTCCGCAACCATCGACACATACAAGGCGTTCACCAACGCCCTCGCCAACACACCCCTGCCACCTCCCGGCCCACAGATCGCGGCAGGCTTGACGCTCGCCTCGGGCTTCGCACAGGTGCGCAACATCTTGAGCACTCCAGTCCCCAACGGATTCGGAGGCGGTGGAGGAGCAGCAGCAGGCAGAGGGGGCGCACCTACGCCCACCATGCCGAACGTCTCCATCTTGGGAGGCAACGAAGCCATGACGCAGGCCACCCGATCGCTCGCCCAGTTCGGGAAGAAACCGACCCGCGCCTATGTGGTCAGCGGTGAGATGACAGACAACCAAGCCCTCGACAGAAGAATCGAACGAAACGCCTCATTCGGATGAAAGCAAAACTGAAGACAATCCTCGAATCTTACAGCGATTATCCTGAAGCCGTAAGCAACAACGCGAAGCGGGGCATCGCCCTGAACGCCCGCGTCAATAACAAGTGCGCGACCCAAATCGGGAAGATAAGAGCCCAACAACTCGCACAAAAAAAACCCATCACAGAGGCTGTGATCCGTCGGATGTACAGCTATTTGAGCAGAGCCGAAACCTACTACGACGAGAGCGACACCAAAGCGTGCGGCACTATCTCTTACCTCCTCTGGGGAGGCAAGGCAGGGAAGCGGTGGGCAGCGTCCAAGCTGAAGGAGCTCGGCATCGAACTGGCAGAGATCGGGGAGCGTGGAGGATATAAAAGAAAGAAATGAGCTACCAGAAACCCATCGGCAACAAGTCCCTCACATGGGGGCGTTCAGGCAAGAGAGGAGGGCGCAGGGCGTGCCTCTGTGAAGACAACACCTACAAGATCGAGTGCTGTCAGGGCTACCTCCTGAACCAAGGCATCGGGGACGTGTACGGAGGTAATGACTAATTTTGTAGCATGAAGATCATCGAGCTGATAATGATGGAGGACGAGAAGCGTGCCGGAGTGGACACGATATCCCTCGTCTACGACCCCGCGATCGAGGAGAACTTTGTCGCCTTATCCAAGCAGCAGGAGGGCAGGGTCGCCCTCTCCTCCGAGTATATGCGCATGACCTTGAGCGACGCAGACAAGCGCATCGTGACAGGTGCGGCACTCGTCCCAAATAAGCCCATCTACCGCAACGACGGAGGGGATGAATATTACATCTACTTCAGCAAGGACACCACCCGCAAGGCGTCGGAGAGCTTCCTGAAGAACGGCTACCAGAGGAGCACCAACCTCGAGCACGAAGAGGGCGACAGGCTGAAGGGTGTGAGCGTGGTGGAGAGTTGGATCATCGAGGACGAGGTGAACGACAAGAGCAAGTTCTACAAGATGAACCTCCCCGTCGGCACTTGGATGGTCTCGATGAAGATCGACAACGATGAGGTCTGGAAGGAGTACATCAAGGAGGGCAAGGTTCGAGGCTTCTCCATCGAGGGGTGGTTCGTCGATAAGATGAAGACCAAGACGAAGACCGAGCAGGCGCGGTTGAAATAAAAAAAGAGGCCGAAGCCTCTCAAAGAAAAAAGCCCCCGAAGGGGCTTGTCTTATTTTGCGATTGCAACGTAGCGGGCGTAATCGTAGCCCTGCGGGTCAATGAAAATCTCTTCTCCTGTTGTGCTCATCACCTTAACGACGAGGCTGAAGGACTGCTTCTTCCATGCTTCGCGCTCTTCTTCGTTCATCTGAAGCCAGTCTTCGGTTTCTGTCTGGTAGTCGCTATCTGTTCCGCCTTTGCCTGAAAGCCACTCTTGATTGTCGAGGAGGCTCATCTTGAAGATGTTGAAGTCTCTGTCGGTCAAGACTACCATGTCGGTGACCAGAGCCTTCATCGGGATGGTGAATTTGTAGTCGTTAAAGTTCTCGAGCTTGCTCGTATCTCCGAGCAGAAGGTCGATGCGCTGATTCATTTGAACTTGAGCGAGGGGAGTGATTTCGATGGTTGTCATGATGTTGGTGTTTTTGGTTGTTGTTGTTTGACATTGCTAATATACAACCGTTTTCAACAATACCAAACATTTCAAGAAAATTTTTGAACTTTGTGAAAACCAACACAATGGCAGCGAACGAATCAACACCCGAGGGCGAACTCGTCAAGAAGTACATCGAAAAGTACCTCGACGACCTCAACGATAAAGCCGAACCACTCGGAAAAAAGACGCTCGCCCGCATCATCGTCAGAGACAACCCCGACCTGTTCACCGAGAACGACGTGGACAATGTGCGCACCCTCATCCGCTACTACACAGGGCAGTCAGGAGAGAAGAGAAGGAAGAACAAGATCATCGACGCACCACCCGCTGACAGGGGGGCAGCGCAGAAAAGAGGCAAGAGCATCCCCGAGAGCCATGCCCGCAGGCACAAGCCCTTCGAGATTGAAGGCAAGCGGATCGGCATCATCAGCGACGTGCATATCCCATACCACGACCCCGCAGCCATCTGCGCAGCTCTGGACTACTTTCAGAAGAAGGAGGTGGACACCATCCTGATGAATGGCGACATCCTCGACTTTTGGAAGATCAGCCGCTTCCTGAAGAAGGGCAACAAGCCCGACCTCGTGGAAGAGATAGAGGCGGGGCGTGAGTTCCTCGAGTGGCTGCGGTGGCAGTTCCCCGAGGCTCGGATATATTACAAGCTCGGCAACCACGAGGCGCGGTGGGAGCTGTATCTGTGGGAGAAGGCGGGAGAGATGGCCAAAGCCCTCGAGATGGAGTTCGGGCAGTCGCTCGGCTTCGCCCAGTTCCTGCACCTTGAGGAGCATGGCATCACCTACATCCCCGACAACCAACAGATCAAGGCGGGCAAGCTGAACATCATCCACGGCCACGAGTTCGGGGGGAGCTTCTTCAACCCTGTCAATGCAGCGCGGGGGCTGTTCATGAGGGCGAAGGCTTCGGTCCTTGCAGGGCACAACCATCAGACGAGCGAGCACCAAGAGGGCAACATCAACGGGGACGCCATCGCCTGTTGGTCTACGGGATGCCTCTGTGAACTCGCTCCAGAGTATCGACCTTTCGCTTTTACGAAGTGGAACTTGGGCGCGGCATGGGTTGAGGTGTACGAGGACGGGAGCTTCATGGTGGACAATTTCAGAATCATCGAAGATGCAGATGGACTTTACTCGATCCGATAGGACAGACCTTGAGCGCGTGCCTGTCGCCTGCAACCTCTTCCACAAGGGCTGCGACTGCGCACCAACGGAGGCCATGAAGTGCCACAGCGTGGAGCTCGAGAGGCGCAGGAAGATGGATATCTCCACCATTAAGAAGCCAAAGGCAGGGCAATGATGGAAAGAGCCACCTCAAGGGCTTTATCCACAGGCACTTTCGAAAATTAAAAGCAAGCCCCTCAATGTAGGGGTCTTTTTTTATCTGACCTTTGTGACATTAAACTCGAGGCATGTCCATAATCCAAAAAATATTTTCAGCTCTGAACGCTGACGAGAAGCAGGCGGTGAAGACCGAACTCGCTCAAGCCGAACTGAAGGAAGGCACAACCATCGAGGCTGACAGCTTCGAGGAGGGTCAAGCCATTTTCATCGTTACCGAGGACGGGGAGAAGATACCGATGCCCGAGGGCACATACGAGCTCGAGGATGGCCGCAAGGTTGAGGTGAACGACAGCAGCATGATCGTGAGCATCGGATCAGGAGAGGAGAAAGAAGAGGCCGAGGTCGAGCAGGAGGCGAAGGAAGAGATGAGCGAGGAGGGCGAAGCCACAGAGGTCGAAGCCAAAGAGGATGAGAAAGAAGAGGAACTCGGTGACATGGACAAGCTCCGCGAAGAGCTGCGCCAATACGTCCGCGAGGTGGTCATGGAGGCCATGCAGGAGAAGGAAGAGATGAGCAGCGAGGAGACCACTCCCGAGGCAGCAGCCGAAGAGACTGAAGAGAAGGCCGAGGAAAAGGCCGAGGAGGTCGCTGTCGAAGCGTCTGCCCAGAAGGTCAGCGCGAAGATCAAGGTGAAGCCCGAAGGCACTCGCCCCGACTCCATCGACTGGTTCAAGCCGCAGATGCGCAGCACCACGATGGGCAACGTATTCAAGCACTTGAACAAGTAAGACACTAAAATCAAAAACCCAAAAGAATGCCCTCAATTACTGATACAGGCGTAAGCTACGCCGGTGAATTTGCAGGCAAGTACATAAGTGCAGCCCTGCTTTCAGGAACAACTCTCGCCAACAACGAGATCACCATCCTGCCGAACGTCAAATTCAAGCAAGTAGTTCAGAACGTAGCCACAGGCAACCTGATCAGCTCCGCTTCTTGTGACTTCACGGACAGCTCATCCATCACTTTGACCGAGCGCGTCATCGAGCCACAGGAGCTTCAGGTGAACCTCGAGGTCTGCAAGAGCGACTTCCTGAACAACTGGCAAGCCCTCGAGATGGGATTCTCTGCTTACCATGAGCTGCCTCAATCCTTCGAGGACTTCATGCTCGCCCACGTTGCCGAGAAGGTAGCCGAGGAGATCGAGAAGAACATCTGGCAGGGAGACACCGCAGGCTCTGCCCCCGTGAACCACTTCGACGGCTTCGAGAAGCTGATCGACGCAGTCACTCCCGGTGGAGAAATCACAGCCGCAACCGTCACCGCCTCGAATGTAGTGGACGAGCTCGGCAAGATTGTCGACGCGATCCCTTCTGCTGTTTACAGCAAGAGCGACCTGAAGGTCTACGTCTCTTCAAATATCGCCCGCGCTTATCAGCGTGCTCTCGGTGGATTCGCTGCCGTAGGTACTGCGACTGACGCACTCACTCCCGGAGCAGGCTTTGAGGGTCAGATGTACGTCGGACGCAAGCCGATGAACTTCGACGGAGTTAATCTGGTAATGTGCCCCGGCCTCGCTGACAACACAGCGGTCGCCACTCCTTCGAGCAACCTCTTCTTCGGAACTGGTCTCTTGAACGACCACAACGAGGTGCGCGTGATTGACATGGCGCAGTACGACGGAAGCCAGAACGTCCGCATCATCATGCGCATGACCGCAGGCGTTCAGTTCGGAAACGCGAGCGACATCGTTCTGTACAATTAAGAGCGATTAGATAGACAATTCAAGGGGGAGGGGCTGAATCCCTCCCTTTTTTTTTCACTCTAAAAAGACAAAAAGAAATGGCTTGCAATTTGACACTCGGACGGAAAGAGCCTTGCAAAGATGTGGTCGGTGGGATCAAGAAAATCTACCTCATCAACTTCGAGCCCTTGACCTTGACAGAGGTGAGCGGTGAGGTGACAGACATCGCAGACGCTGCCGGAACGGCTGACGTTGACGCGGTAGTCTACGAGGTGCGCCACGCTTCCTCTCTGACCACGAACATCAACAGCTCACGCGAGACGGGCACGACCTTCTTCGAGAGCACTCTCGAGCTGACCTTCAAGAAGCTCTCCCAAGAGGACAACGCAGAGCTCGCGATCATGGCACACGGACGCCCTCACATCGTCGTGGTGGACAACAACGACAACAGGATGATCGTCGGCCACGAGTACGGCTGCGAGGTAACTGGAGGCACTCTGGTGACAGGCAACGCGATGGGCGACCTCTCGGGCTACACCCTGACCTTCACGGCACAGGAGCGCACTCTTCCGAAGTTCATGGACAACGCTTTGACAGAAGCAACCTTCGAGGCTCTCCTCGGGACTGTGACTGAAGGCACAAATTCGTAACTTAGCACCCGACACATGGAGCTGATCTGCTCCTCGTTGGTGTTGGTTTATTGTTTGACAGGAGGAGGGCTTCGCGCCCTCCTTTTTTTTATCAACATACCCAAGTACCTCAACAAGCCTCTGAATGCTTTAACTTTGTGAAAACCACAAGGGACAGATGCACATCCTGACAAGCTCGCAGACAGACTTGCAGACCATCAAGTTCGCGCCTCGCTCGATTGGTGCGCTCCAGTACCTGCTCCACCTTCAGGAGGAGGAGAGCGGCACGACCTTTCAAATGATCGGCTACGGGATACAAGACGACAGCTACGTCAGCATCACCCGAACCTTCCCCCTTTATGAAAATTTGTACTACTACCTCCGGGTGTTCAGGCTGCCCTCTGGGGCTTTGTCTTCTACCATGTCAGCCCTCGACGAGCCGACCATCTACCGCAAGAGGGTGACGGACGACCTCGAGGCAGTAGAGGGATGGGAGGAGAGCGTCTTCCAATGTGTTACAAATCTCGTTGATCCTTACACGAGCAAGACGAGAAGGCAGGCGAATGAACTCGTAACTTCGTACCTCAACAGCGGGGAGATATTGAATGAGATTTATCGAGGCAAGGTGTTCTGCACAAACAGCACCGACCTCCAAGACTTCAGCGTCTACGACAAGCAGCCGATGACGCAGCAACCCGTTGACAATACTGCCAAATGGATCACAATTTGAAGATATTAAAGCTCGCAAGCTACACCTCCCCGAAGGTGAGCGAGAAGCCTCGCAATGCGTGGGTCGAGTACGGAGAGGACAACAACTTCTACCAGTACCTGATCGACCTCTTCCACTCTTCGCCAACGAATAACGCAGCGATTCAAGGGATCAGCGATCTGATCTATGGCGAGGGCATGGAGGCAGCAGAGGGGAGCAGCCTCGAGGCTTATGTGAACTTCATCAAGATATTCCAAGCCGAGGATGTTCGTCGTGTATGCCACGACCTCAAGCTCTTCGGCCATGCATCCTTTCAGCTCACCCTCGACAAGGGTCAGGTGGTGGGTGCTTTCCACATCCCCCGCAACTATCTGCGCCCTGCGAAGGTGAACGACGAGGGTGAAGTGGACACCTTCTACTTTTCCAACGACTGGAGCAAGGCGAAGAGCCCAAAGTTCGCCCCTCAAGCCTTCCCCGCCTTCGGGCATCAAGCGGCAGGCGACGACGTGGCCATCTTGAGCGTTGAATCTTACAGCCCCGGGTCTGTTTACTTCAGCCCTGTGGACTATCAGGGAGGGCTTCAGTATGCAGAGCTCGAGGGAGAGATCGCGAATTACCACTTGAACAACATCAAGAACGGCCTCGCGCCTTCGATGATGATCAACTTCAACAATGGAGTCCCACCGATCGAGGAGCAGTTCGAGATCGAGCGCGACATCCTCGCGAAGTGGGGAGGGTCATCCAACAGCGGCAAGGCCATCATCGCCTTCAATGACAGCCCAGACAATGCGGCAACGATCGAGGCGGTGCAGCTATCCGATGCGCACAATCAGTACCAGTTTCTCTCCGACGAGTGCATTCGCAAGGTCATGGTGGCGCATAGGATCACCTCTCCCATGCTTTTGGGCATCAAGGACAACACAGGGCTCGGCAACAACGCGGAGGAGTTACAGGTCGCGTATGAGCTTTTCAAGAACAGCGTCATCAAGCCCTTCAGGCATTTGGTGACAGAAGCAGCCGAGAGCGTCATGGCACACAACGGGCAGGAGATCGAGCTCTACTTCAAAGACCTCTCCCCGGTCATGATGGAGGCGGCAGCAGCCGAAGCCACCCCCGCGAAGCTGAACAAGGTCGAGATGAGCATCGAAGCCCCTCACTTCAGCGAGACAGCGGAGGAGGCATGGCTGAAGTACCTCGAAGACAAGGGCGACAAGGTTGACCTCGACGAGTGGGAGCTCGTTCATGAGGAGGAGGTGACTGACCCCGACGAACCAGATGGGGAGGTCTTCAAGTTCTTCAAGAGATTCGCAGACCCAGAGGAGAAGAGCCGCCACGACGGAGGCATCTACAAGATTCGCTACCGCTACGACCCGAAGAGAACCAAAGACAACAGCAGGACATTTTGCAAGAACATGGTCGCCAACGCAGAGCAGGGCGTTTATTACAGGCGCGAGGACATCGAGAAGATGAGCAGCGCAGGGGTGAACTCCGAGTTCGCGCCCAAAGGATCGTCATCTTATTCCATCTGGCGGTTCAAGGGTGGAGTGAATTGTCATCATCGTTGGTTTAGGATGATCTTCAAGCGCAAGCAAGTGGGCGGGAAGGTCAAGCCATTGGACGAGACCGAGAAGGGAACAACGCGCAGGGACATCGAAGAGAACTACAAGCGCACAAGCGAGGGCGCAGCGAAGAGCGCAGGGGTGCAGAACATGAACCCGGCAGGCTACGACGACGCGAAGATGCGCCCCATTGATATGCCAAACCAAGGGAGACGATGAGCGACGTGCTATTCATACAGAGGGAAGACCTGATCCGCTACACGCTGATCGGGGGCAACGTGGACACCGACAAGATCATCCCACACATAAAGGTGGCGCAGGACATCCACATCCTCCCCATCCTCGGAACGAAGCTATACGAGAAGCTCCAGAGCGACATCAGCGGCAGCACATTGGCGGGCAACTACTCGACGCTCCTGACCGAGTTCGTGCAGCCCTGCCTCATCCATTTAGCCGCTGCGGAGTTCTACCAGTTCCACGCCTACGAGGTGAGCAACGCGGGAGTCTTCAGACATCAGAGCGAGAACGCGACCACGCCCTCGATTGATGAGCTTCAGGCATTGATCACCAAGCAGACGGATGTGGGCGACCACTACAAGAGGCGGCTCGTCGATCACCTCGAATACTATCCGACGCGCTTCCCCGAGTACACGGCAGCGCAGGAGGACGGCATGCATCCGAATCATTCACGCAGGTCAAATCGTTGGGTCTACTGATATGGCAAACAGCAACAACTGGGGAGAGATTTACAAGTCCACATGGTGGGGGGACAAGGCTTGGAGTGCGAACACGCTCTTCATCGATTCAGCCCCTCCCGGCTTTGGACTGAACCTGCTCAAGGCTTCCGAAGACCTCGACAATACAATCGACTGGGACAGGCTGCCCGACACCACGGACGTGCCCACCGTCTCGGCCAATACCATCACAGACCCCAATGGGGGGACGACAGCCGAGCGCGTGGACTTCACCGCCAACAGACAGGCACGCCTTCAGCAGAGGGTCACGCTTGAGGCTTCCAAGGAGTATACCTTCAGCATCTACGCAAAGGTCAACACAGGCACGCAGAACTTCAGGCTTCGCAATGTGACGCTCGGAGATGCGGAGAGCAAGACAGCGACAACCTCATGGACGCGCTTCAGCTACACCTTCACCACGACCACGGCGGGGGATTACGACCTCTCCCTCCAGAACAACGACAACACCGCCCGGACGCTTGAGTTCTGGGGCGCGATGTTGAACGAGGGAGCGACAGCGGGCGACTATGTGAAGACGGACGGATCGTTCAGCGGCAGCGCCCCTGCTCCGGCTTACGCTGGCTTCGGCGATGCTTTCGGAGGGGTTACGGCTTACTACTCTTTAAGGAAGTTCACCGAGGCCGAAACGCTCAACGCCATACGGGTGAGAAGGTCATCGGATGACACCGAGCAAGATATAGGCTTCGATGCGAACGGGGACTTGGACACCACGGCTCTGACCACTTTTGTGAATGAGGATGTGGATGTGTACACCTCTGACTTTTCAAGCACGGAAGACTTAACCGAAACTAATGGAACGGGGGCAGCAGCCCAAAGCGTTGGAGGGGTGGATGATGCTTACAAGTTCAGCACAATAACGGGAACGGGGCAAATGTATGCTTCTATCGCTCCATTCAGCGGAAAGGGTGGGGGGAATAGTTTTAGGGTTCAAGCCGATGTGTATTTACCATCAACCAATTCGGAGATTGACAAGGTTAGTATTTGGACAGGCTACGGAGCAGAGACGTTTGCTGATGTAACCGCCACCGACACTTGGACGAGCATCGACCAAACGATAACAATAACACAAGGTTCGGCTTTAAGATTCCAAGCATATGATGGGTCAGATATAACGCCCACAACAACGGGGGCAAATGTCTTCTACTTGAAAAACATTGTAGTCACTCAAACCACGGCAGACGGAGCGGTCACTACCTTCTACGACCAAACGGGCAACGGCAACGATGCGACCAACGCGACCGAAAGCGAGCAACCATTGGTTGTGAGTGCAGGGACATTGGTAACCGAGAACGGAAAGGCGGCAGTTGAGTTTGAGCATAGCGGCACACGCACACCCTTAGATTTAAGTAACGCCGTATCAATTGGAACGAACGACTTTATGATCGCTGCCGTTGTTAAGAACAAAACCAATCAAGCAAATAATTATATAGACAGTTCGACTAATGGGATGGATGTCCTCTACATCGGGAACAAGCCAACACTTTCACAAAGTGGCGTTGGGACAGTTTTACAACAAACTGCAACGGTCAATAATACCGACACTTTTTTAATCAACTTTCTGAGGCATGGTGGTAGCGTTTACAATTACTTGAATGGAGGTAGCGAGGTAAGTGCAACAGATTCTACAGATTTTAGTGCGCAGATTGATTCCATCGGTGATGACGAAGTGATTATTCAAGAAATCATAATTTTCAACTCCGACCAATCCTCCAACCGCACGGGCATCGAGGGGAACATCAACGACCACTTTGACATCTACACCTAATGTGGTACATCGGAACACGCGAAGAGGTTGAGCAGTACAACCAAAAGGTAAACGAGGCGAAGGCGTACAAGGGAAGCATCACAAGCAACTGGGCGAACCCACGCCAACACCCTGACGGGAGCAAGTGGGCAATTCTTGCACATAGCACCGAACCGGATGAAGAGAGCAGCCTTATCTTTACAGAATCACTCTCGGACGACTGGACGGCCGAGGAAGAACTCTAAAACATGGCGAACCTCTTTGACTCCGCGAGCTTGCTGCTCGTCGCATCTGCATTCAAATCAGCAAAAGCATACAGCGTTATTCCGACAGATGGAGGCGGAGACTTCACGTTCGCCAGAGCAGCGACATCCTCACGCACGAAGAGCGACGGAACGACGGAGACAGGCATCGCCACCAACGTCCCCGCCCTGCACTACGGCACAGCGGGAGACCCCGAGACGTGCCCATCCTTCCGCGTGGAGAACAGCACAGCAGCCGCCACCTTCACCCTCTCGAACATCGTCACGAACAGCATCCTCACGGGCACAGCCGGGACGCTGATGATTGAGGGCAAGCTGCCGGACAGCGTGACGGGATTCATCGACATCGGCTTGAGTTCCGACTTCAACAACAACCGCATCAGAACGCTCAACACAGGCTTCAGCATCGTGCAGGCGGGCTCGGGAGTGGTCTCCTCGGATGGGACGATCTTCGACAGCGATGGCACGCACATCGTGACACGGATCGCGGTCTCATGGAGTGGAGCAGGCGCAGCAGCAAGCGCGACCCCGACGATTCTGATGAGCCAGAACGGAGAGACCAAGACGCACAGCATCACCGAGTGGAACGATGCGAGCTACTTTGACGAGATACGCATCACAGGGAAGAGCAGCGACGACAGCGACGAGATCAAGGTCTTCGCCCTCTGGGACACCGCCCTCACGCAGACGGAACTCAACACGATCACAAGTGGCAGCTAAAAGCGACGAGATACGCCTCCACCTCATCCGAGAGCAGGAGGACGAGTGGCAGACGACAGGAAGGCTCGAAGATCGCAACGGCATCGAGCTCGCCAAAACCCTCGAGCTGCCGTGGAGGAACAATGAGCGCAACATCTCACGAATACCGGGCGGTATTTATCCAGTCATCAAGCACATCAGCCCCAAGTTCGGACAGTCGTTTTGGCTTCAAGACACGGGCAGCCGTTCCCAGATACTCATCCACGCAGGAAATTATCACAGAGATACACACGGCTGCATCCTTGTGGGTGAGGGACTTAAGGATATAAACAACGACGGACACCTCGATGTGTACAACTCCCGCAACACGATCACCAAGTTGCTGCGGGCTTTGCCTCGTAAATTTGTTCTCAAGATCACGACAATCGGAAAAGATGAAATTTGATCTGGACGAGATAGGCATCAACATCGGGCTGATGATCGGGGGATTCTTCGGCAGCCTCATCACCATCAAGAAGAAGCGCGACCTGAAGGAGCAGCTCTTGAGCGTAGTCACGGGCACAATGTCGGCCAACTACCTCGCCCCTGTTCTCATCGACTGGCTAAACTTGACAGGCTCGAGTCAATACGGCACGGCCTTCATCGTTGGCTTCGGTGGGCTGAAAATGGTCGAGGCCTTCTACCATAAGTTTTTCGATAAGGTCACCAAGTGAACAAGGGCAAGTTCATCGCGGAGCTCATTCAATGGCTTGTGATCGCCCTGCTCGCCTTTGCAATGTTCGCGTGGATTGAGGTGCGCTTCTTCCTCCCCACTCTGGAGCGCGACATCGAGAAGGTTATACACCACGACACGATCTACCACGACACCATCTACATCGTCAAAGGGGACACCCTCGAGGGGTAAAAGCATGAATCCTTGCTACCAAGTTTATGAGGACGGTAGCCTCTTCCTTGTTTACTTTTGCCTGCATCAATACGCCCCCGACGATGACAAGGTTCTCTACTTCCAGATACCGCCTGCATATTCCTGACAGCGACATCCTCAAGGTGCTGATCCTGATCACAGCCATCTGCATCCTGTCGCTCACCTCCTGCTCCGCGAACTGGCACTTAAGCAGAGCCATCGCCAAAGACCCGAGCATCATTCAACCGCCCGAGGTGGAGATCGTGGACACTACCATCGTCATCGAAGAAATACGCGCAGAGACGACGTTTGTGGCTCTTCCGATAGATACCATCACAATCGAAAAAGAACGCCTTAAAATCAAGATAAAGCGCATACACGACACTCTGAAGGTGGAGGGGGTCTGTATGACCGACACGATCCGCATCATCGAGGAGGTGGAGCTTCCTCCGGTCATCAAGTACGAGCCGCGACCTACATGGCAGACCATCCTCGCGTGGCTACTTGCTGGGCTGTTTGCTTTTAAGATTATCCAGAGAGCGATCGACCGCTTCCTCGGGGCATAAATTTTTGCCCCTACCTTTTTTTTATTTGCATATGTGCAAAAGAGTTTTATATCTTGCGCTCGTCAAAACAATCAACATCATGAAAACACTATTTGAACGGCTACGGCCAGAGCAGCGCGAACGCCTGCAAGAAATGAAGAAGGAGATGCCCTTCGTGCAGGACGGCCTCATCAAAGTACTCCAACAGAACACCCTCCTCATCCACGTCCCCTTCGGTGATGTGATCGACATCGTGCGATACTTGGGAGACGGGCGGCACTCCATCGGTGACGGCATTGTGGCTGTTTACAACTGCTTTGAAGACATTGATAAAACAGGCGACGATCTGGGCCTTCAATCGGATCACAACGCTCAAACATCAACCAACACATGAGCAACTTTTCATTCATCCCAGAGGGTCACAAGATGCCCTCGAGCAAAGGACGCTACACCAAAGTAAAAGAGGGCGAGACCCTCAAGCTCCGCGTCCTGTCTCTTCAGATTATCGACGGCTTCGTTCGGTGGTCAAACGACAACAAGCCCATCAGGTGGCGCAACGGCGAGGACGAGCCTGCGGGCTTCGACTTCCGAGAAGGCGACAAGGCCAAATACTTCTGGGCTTTGGTCGTCTGGAACTACGAGACGGAGCAGTCTGAAGTTTGGGAGATCACACAGAAGAGCATCCTCGACTCCCTGCGCAACTACGCGACGGACGAAGATTGGGGGCATCCCAACACCTACGACCTCAAAATCTCACGCACCGGGGCAGGGCTCGAAACAAGCTACGCCCTCACCGCGCTGCCACATAAGGCAATGACGAAGAAGGTCGAGGAGGCGATGAACACCAACTTCCCGGACGTTCACGCGCTCTTCACAGGCGACGATCCCTTTCAAGCTGCGAAGTGATGGGGGCGAGCCGCGAGCTATTCATCAAAGAGCGGGAGGCCAATGCTTCCCGCTACGATGAGGACTACCACTATCACAAGTGGAGTCTCCAGAAACAAAAGTCAAACAAGTCAACCAACCCAAAAAGAAAGAAATGAGCCAACCAAACACATACGAGGAGGTCATGGCGAACATGGTCACCGAGATCGAGGAGGGCAACGAGAGCGCGCTTCAGGCGTTCCTCTCCTTCCGCAACATCGAGAAGGTCGCGAAGGACTGCATGAAGCAGATCGAGCACCTCGCTCTGGAGGAGCTATCCGACCACAACGGAATGCTCGAGCAGGGCGACATCGTTATCGAATCACGCAGCAGCGCAGGGCGGTGGAAGTTCACCGACGACGCTCACGCGGCACTCAAGCAGCAACTCAAGGATGCGGAGGAACTGCGCAAGCAAGCGCACAAGCTCCATCTGAAGGGCAGCGAGGTGATCGACCCAGAGACGGGCGAGATCGTGCCGCCTGCGGACTACACCCCCGGCAAGGAGACCATCTTCATCTCTAAAGCACGGAAGTCATGATCAGGCGTTCACTCATGTCCAAGCTCTCGGACACCGACCGCCAGAAGGTGGAGAAGAGCGAGAACAGCACCATCGTGCTCCCTGCCCTGCGCACCCACTCCTTCGCCATGCACCTGACCATCCTCGAGGCAGTCATGGTGTGGCAGATCATCAAGGGCGGCAACGTGCGCTTCGACTTTGTTGAATTCGCAAACCTATTTGAAACGCCATGATACAGCCGATCCTTTTAACCATCGCCCTGTGCTCTGTGATCTTCTTCTTCTGCAAGGAGGTCAGAAGCACCATCACCGAAATCAATCAACACCTAAACAACAACAACCAATGAACACACAGACCAGTTTCACCGACTACTTGAACAGCTTTACAGGTAAGTCTAAAGAGAAGCCAACGACGCAAGACCATCAAGTCGTGGCGCAGGTAGTTCAGACCAAAGACTACCAACAATTCAACAAGGCGGCAGGCAACCGCGACGTGATACAGCTCCACGTTGAACGACTCAAGACATCAATGGAGGAGGAGTACCTCATGAGCCCCATCATCGTGAACGAGAAGATGGAGATCATCGACGGGCAGCACCGCTTCGAGGCAGCGCGACAGCTTGACCTTCCGATTCGATTCATAAAGGTCAGAGGCTACGCCTTGAGCCAGATGCAGCAGATGAACGCTAACCAAAAAGACTGGGGAATCATGGATCACATACAAGCTCACGCAGAAATGGGGAATGAAAATTTCAAGCAGTTGATAATGTTTATTGAAAAACATCGGAAAGAGAAGCCTTTAAGGGTAATTCTTCACGCTTATGGAATGAATGGAAACACAAGAAAAACACTTCTTGAAAGCGGAAACTATAAGTATGACATAAAGAAAGAGGCTCAAGCTGAGAGACTGTTGGACGCGATAAATGAAATACAGCCCTACTACAAAGGCGCGCACAGGATTGCTTTCATTGGTGCTATAAGGAAACTAATGAAGCATGACGTCTTTAATTTAGCCCTCTTTATTGACAAGCTGAGCAAGTTTAGCAGCATGATGGTGGACTGTACAACCGTAGACAACTACATCGACTTGATCGAGCACATCTACAACTACAAGAGCCGCAACAAGGTCTCCTTTAAATACCTCTCCGATGATTGAAATCAGACAAAAAGCCGAGCGCAAGTTCTGCAACATCGGAGGCCTCTGGTACATCTTCCGGAAGCTCCTCTTCGCCCGCGAGGTGGAGGTGCTGATCTACTTCCCCGACGATATGAAGAACGCGCACATGAGCGATATCAGAGCGAGAAAATACAAGCCCATCCTCGGCTTTAAGGGGATGGGAAGGAGTCAGGACATCTGCTTCAGGGCAACCTCCGAGGGGCGCATCTTCGAAACAGCCAAAACCTACGAAGACGACCGAGGGCGATTGTTGGGCGTGCAGGAGCTCAAGGCGAGCGCATCGAATGAAATCCCCGTCAAGGCGTACATGATGAGCCGCAGGCGGGGGGAGTGGCTTCCGATCCTCCCGCTGCACCCATACCCGAGCAATTCTTTCCGGTATCGCGTGGCGATCAGGCGCGTCAGGTAGTATCTTTGAGGTGTTGGATGCCGCACACATCCATGACGAAAACAAGATTGAACCCATTGGGGGGAGGCGTGCGGGCCGAACCCTGATGGGTTTTTTATTTGAATGAAATGGCACAAGGAAAAAAGTCCTTTGTCCTGTACGCTGACCAGAGGGCGGTGTTCGACAAGATGGACGATGAACAAGCAGGCAAGCTGATCAAGCACATCTTCAGCTTCGTGAATGACGAAGACCCGGAGGGGGACTTCATCACCGAGCTCGGATTCGCTGCGATCAAGGCGCAACTCAAGCGCGACCTCGAAAAATGGAGGGAAACCAGAGAGAAGCGAGTGCAAGCAGGAGCAAAGGGAGGGAAGCAAAAGCAAGCAAATGCTACCAAAAGCAAGCAAAGCCAAGCAAACGTAGCTGTAAATGGTAATGTAAATGTCAATGTAAATGAGAATGTAAAGAAGAAAAACCCCCCTTACCCCCCAAAGGGGGAAGAGGTTGAGGTGATCCTTCCATTCCAAACAGATGTTTTTACAAGCCAGTGGCAGCTCTGGAAGCAGTATCGCAAACAGCAGCACCGCTTCACATACAAATCCCCCGCCTCGGAGCAGGCAGCACTCACCGAGCTCGGCAAGATGTCGGGCAGTCAGGAGAAGAAAGCCATCGCCATCCTCCACCATACGATGGCGCACGGGTGGAGGGGCTTCGTCGAACCAAAGCCAGAGGAGAACAGCACCAAAATGATTAATGTTGCAGATATATGAACCAACTCGCACCACTCACCGCTGACATCGTAGCGGCAAAACAAGGGCAGCAGATGAGCTCCCTGAACGATGACGACCTCGGGGCGTTCCTGCGCGATGAGGTGAAGAAGGCACTCAACCGACTGGGGAGAAAACAGATCGACCCCGACGTTCTGAAGATAGCAGTCGAGGACATCGCCAACGACCTCCGCACGAAGTACCGCATCCTCACGATCGAGGAGGTGAGCATCGCCTTCCGGGAGGGAGCGCGAAGAAACGAGGAGCATCTCTTCAGCTCTCGCACCCTCGCCCAATGGCTCGAGACCTACATGAAGGAGATCAGGGTGAAGGCGTTCGACCATAGCATCAAGCCAAAGAAGGCACTCCCGCAGGAGACATTCGACAGGGAGGAGTTCATCATGAAAGCCTTCGACCGCTTCAATATTGGGGGCGGGCTGTATGGGGCTGAACGCCTGTACCACCACCTCGAGAAGATGGGCAAGATCAACATGACCACCATCGAGAAGTGGCAGGCATTGAAGGACACGATCGACAAGGAGATGGACGACACGGCCAACTGCATCAGCAACCCAGTGCTCCGCAATTCAGCACGCAAGCGGATGGACGAGCTCAAGGCCGCGAAGATCGAGCCGACGAAGGCCGAGGAGTGGATCAGGGTGGCAACTATGCGCCACATCGTGGAGAGCTACTTTCGCAAGTGCTACCTTTCAAAAGTTTCTCCAGTATGATCAACCTCAACCTCGGCGACTGCATGGAAGCTATGTCCAAGATGGAAGATAACGCTTATGACCTTGCTATTGTCGATCCTCCGTATGGAATTGGAGAAGATGGGGGGAGAGCAAGAACAAGAGGCAGTAAAAAAACTAATGGAACAAAAAAAGGGTGGGATAATAATAGACCCGAAAAGCCATATTTTGACGAGCTCAGGCGTGTGTCTAAAGATCAAATAATATGGGGCGGTAATTATTTTGCTGATTTATTACCAGCTTCAAGGTGTTGGCTTTATTGGCAAAAAAATATGGGTGGAGACTTTGCTGATGGCGAACTGGCTTGGACTTCTTTTGATAAAGTATTGAAACAGTACACAAAAAGAAGCGAAACATTTAATAGAATACACCCCACCCAAAAACCCGTGGCCCTCTACAAGTGGCTCTTAAAGAACTACGCAAAGGAGGGAGACAAGATTCTCGACACGCACCTCGGCAGCGGAAGCATCGCCATCGCCTGCCACGACGGAGGCTTCGCCCTCGATGCGTGGGAGATTGATGCTGAATACCACAAGGCAGCGACCGAACGATTCAACACCCACATCAAACAGCTCCGACTCTTATGAAACAAGATGAAAGCCGCCTTCAGATGGCCTGCGTGAAATGGTTTCGGATGCAATACCCGCAGCACCGCAAGCTTCTCTTCTCCGTCCCAAACGGAGGCTTTCGCAACATCGCCACAGCGAAGCGCATGAAGCTCGAGGGCGTGGTGGCAGGAGTATCCGACCTCATCCTCCTGATCCCCTCGCACGACTTCCACGGCCTGTGCATCGAGATGAAGACACCCAAAGGCAGGCAGACCGACCATCAGAAGGCATGGCAGACCCATGTCGAGCAGCATGGCTATATTTACGCCCTCGCCAGATCGGTCGAGGAGTTTCAGAACATTGTCAGCGATTACCTAAACCAACACACGAAAGCATGAACATCAGCGAGAAATTCACAGACAAGCAGCTCTTTCACTTCGCCCTCCGGGTCAAGTGCGAGCAGGATGACATCCCGCCCGAGGAGGTGGTGATGAAGACGCGCAAGAGGCACATCGTCGAGGCGCGGATGATGATCAGCAAGCTCCTCCTGAAGGAAGGGCTCACGCTCTCCGAGATCGCCCGCTTCCTGAACAAAGACCACGCGACCATCATCCACTACCGCAATTTGCACGACGACCTGATGAAGACGGACGCGAAGTACAAGTTCAAGTTCGACAAGCTCGTCAGCGCGTTCAGGTATGAGATGGTCACAGGCGACGCGCAGCAATGGCGCGACTTCGTGGACAAGGCGAACGAGGCATACGACGAGCACGGGTGGGGCGTGGAGATGCTCCAGTTCCTCTACGAGATGAAGAAGGCATAAATGGCAACCTTCGAGAACGAGCGACCCGTCGGCAAGCGTCTGGACTTCTACGCAAGGGAGGAGGCCAACAAGATGCAGGCTTACCTCATCTGCGCGAAGACCGCCCGAAAGTTTTGGAAGATGTTCACACCCGAGGAGTACAAGATCAGGCGCATCGCCAACTCGGGCGCACCTGTCTCGTTTGAGGAGTTTAAGGAGCACGTTCGCTCCCGAATTGATAACTTTGAGCTCTCAAGGGTGCACCACCTCCACGACCTCATCGAAGAGGGCAAGAAGGTCGAAGCCATTGATTACTTTTTCACATCAAGAAAAGCATGGATAACAAATCAGCCGGACTCGGAGATTCGATCGAAAAGTTCACAGAGGCAACGGGGATCAAGCAAGTGATCAAACGCTTCACGAAGGCCACGGGCATCGACTGCGGCTGCGACAAGCGCAAGGAGATTCTGAACGAGCTCTTCCCCTACCAGAAGCCCGCCTGCATGAACAGAGCACAGCACTCCGTCTGGCAGGACTTCAAGGAGAACAGAGGGCACAAGATCACAAGCCCAGAGCAGGAGATGGTGGCGCGGATGCACTCCGACCTCTTCCACCACAAATTCACAAAGCCCTGCACCTGTTCGCCCAAGAAGTGGAACGAGTGGATCAGAGACATCGACCGCATTTTTGACACCTATGGAAAGACCACAACAAAACAGCCCTAAAGAATGGAAAGAATAAAGCTCAACAAAATCAAAGCCAACCCGAACAACCCGCGAATCATTCGGGACGGAAAGTTCAAGAAGCTCGTGAAGTCCATCAAGGAGTTCCCCGAGATGCTCGAGGCTCGCCCGGTCGTAGTCAACCCCGACATGGTGGTCTTGGGTGGCAACATGAGGCTGAAGGCACTCCGCGAGGCAGGGGTGGAAGAAGCTCCCGTCTATATCGCATCATGGGATGAAGTGAAGCAGCGGCAGTTCATCATCAAGGACAACGTCGGCTTCGGGGAATGGGATTGGGATGCCCTCGCCAACGAGTGGGATGAGGAAGAGCTGGGAGACTGGGGTTTGGATGTGTGGCAGCCCAATGAGGATTTAGACTACTCGCTTTTGGATGACGAGGATGAAGTGGACGATCAAATCGAAGATATGGCCCTCGGCGTCAAAAAGGCGATTCAGATTGAATTTGAGCCCGAGCACTATGAAGAAGCCTTTGAGATTGTGAAATTCTGGAGAGAGCAAGACGCCTATGTCGGCAAAATGATTTTGGACTTCTTGAAATCAGAGAAGGGTAAAATATGAAGACAACGGAGCACAACGGCATCAAATTTATTGCGAGGAGAGAGACAAGCGACATGAAGACCTTTGAGGAGGTAGTCGTACGTGATGTGTACCAAAAAAAAGGAAACAAGATAAGGAAAGGTGAGCATTGGATTGATTGCGGTGGCAATGTCGGAGCCTTTGCCCTTCTCGCATGTTCCAAAGGGGCGAGGGTGACTGTCTATGAACCCGACCCTTACAACTGCAAGATGATAGAAAAGAACTTGAAGCTGAACAACTTTGAAGCTGATATTGTCTGCGCGGGATTGGTTCACAATGAAACCAAACGGGCCAAACTTTATGTCGGCAACAATGGTAATGTATGGCGCAACTCCATGTTCAAAAACTGGAACGGCAAAGGACTGAAGGTAGATTGCGTCAATTTTGACGAGGTCGTTCCTGATGGAGCCTGCGTGAAGATGGATATTGAAGGCGCTGAAATGCCGATTTTGGAAAGCACCACGCGCAAATTCAAAAAATTAGTCTTTGAATGGTCTTTTGACATCGACCCTAGTTTGCCGAGGTTTTGGAACGTCATGGACAAACTTTCTGAACAATACAAAATTGCAAGCATCGGGAACACCGCCAGAATAAAGACGAGAGATTATGACACTTGGCAGAAATCTTGGTTTCCGGCATGCACAAATGTTTTCTGTCATGCAAAAGATTGAATTGAAGCACAGGGAGCACTCTACGAAAATAGGAGACAAGGCCCTGCGCATTGAGCCAAACATCACCGAGGATTGTGTTTTTTACGAAGGTGGCGAGGCGATCGGATTCTTTTTGAGGCGCATGCCCGAGAAGGCTGTGAAACTCGCTGAAATAGCAGACAACGAATTTAGAAGCGACAAAGTCCCAAAATCCAGAATGAATCGCGGAACAGAGAAGCAGGCTAAAAGCAGAGGGCAAGAATGGGTCAGTCAGTTTTCGACAATATTGGGAAGCGTAGCGCCGAAGCCACACATGAAGCGGCCATACCCTACAAGAAGCAGCGTCCATCAAGTGAAGTCTGCCCAGACATTCATCAAAGCCATGCTGTTGCTTGCACGCGAGAGCGAGAAACTCATGCAAGAGATACTGCCAGAACAACATCAAAGACAAAAGCAACTCTTTCAAGCCGTGCCGGATCAATGGAAATTTGGCAGCCTGTTCACCTCCTCGATCAGCAACTACAATATCAGCGCACCATATCACCGAGACACAGGCAACATAAAGGGCGCGGTGAACGTCATCATCACCAAAAGAAGAAACAGCAGAGGGGGCAACCTTCATGTACCTGACTATGACGCTACGATTGATCAATGCGACAACTCAATACTCGTCTATCCGGCGTGGAGAAATGTTCATGGGGTCACGCCCATTGAGCCAACTTTTGAGGACGGGTACAGGAACAGCCTGATCTTTTACCCCTTGAAAGCATTTGCCAACAAAACAGAGTAAGAACAGTGGGAAAAGAGAACCTAAAGCCCTTCAAAAAGGGAGAGAGCGGCAACCCCAACGGACGACCGAAGGGCTCACGCAACCGCAGCACCATCGCCCGCGAGTGGCTCGAGGTGAGCCAGTACATCACCAACCCAATCACAGGGGAGAAGGAGAAGCTCGAGCAGCAGGACATCATGACGCTCGCCATCATCAAGAAAGCACGCGACGGAGATGTCGCAGCCTACAAAGCCCTGCTCGATTCAGCCTACGGACAACCATTGCAGCAGATACAGCAGGAGGTGAGTAAAATCGACGAGATCGAAATCGTCATCAGAGAGGCCGATGACTTTTGAAAGCACGCCTTGAGACGTCCGGCCTGTTCAGGAAGAACCTCGAGGCCACCGACAGCATCGTCGTCAATCAGGGCGGCAGCCGATCGGGGAAGACGTACAGCATCTTGCAGGTGCTCATCATCAAAGCCCACCAGACCACAGGCAAGACGTTCACCATCGCAAGGAAGACCCTCAAGAGCTTGCGCTCCACAGCCATGCGCGACTTCTTCGAGATACTGGAGAAGGCGGGAATGTACGACCAAAGCCTCCACAACAAGAGCGACAACATCTACTTCATCAACGGCAACCGCTTCGAATTTATGGGGATGGACGACCCCCAGAAGAAGAGAGGAGCGAAGAGACACATCCTCTTTTGCAACGAGGCGAACGAACTGGCGAAGGAGGACTTCCTTCAGCTCGAGCTCCGAACCACCGAGCAGATATACATCGATTTCAACCCGTCGGACGAATATCACTGGCTTTATGAAGACGTGATCCCTCGGGCGCACTTCATCAAGTCCACATACCGAAACAACCCCTTCCTCGATGCCCTCACCATTCAGCGCATCGAACGGCTCAAGGATACCGACCCCCAAGCGTGGCAAGTGTACGGCCTCGGGGAGAGGGCGATCAGCAGGGACAACGTCTTCACATTCGACGAGCAGCCAATCCCGAAGGAGGCGAAGCTGATGAGCATGGGCATGGACTTCGGCTTCACGAATGACCCGACCGCGTTCGTTGAGGTGTGGGCGCAGGGGGATGACGTTTGGATCAAGGAGCGCATATACCGCACCGACATGACCAACCAAGACATCGGGCGCGAGCTGAAGAACCTCAACATCGACAGGCGCGACATCATCTACTGCGACAGCGCAGAGCCGAAGAGCATCGAGGAGCTGCGACGCATGGGGTGGAACGTGCGCCCCGCAGACAAAGGGAAGGACAGCGTGAACGCGGGCATCCAGTTGATGAAGACCTTCAAGCTGCACGTCGACCCCTCGAGCACCAACCTCATAAAGGAGCTGCGGAACTACAAGTGGACGAAGGACAAGGACGGGCGCAACCTGAACAAGCCCGTCGATGCATTCAACCACGCCATCGACGCGACGAGATACGCGATCTTCTCAAAGGTGGGCAAGCCGAACCACGGCAAATATCATCTGCGGTAAAAAAACTTTGTGATTTATTTGGTGATGTTGATAACGGTTGTATATTAGCACCATCAAACAAGCAGAAAACATGACCAACGAAATCAACTTCATCGACAACGACTACAGCATCGCAGTTTGTGAGCTCATCATGGAAGGCATGAGCGTTGAGGAGGCGAAGGCAAAGGTGCTCATCGAGGCAGAGATTGAATCAAGCAAGAAGCAGGGCGAGCTTTACAAGCAGGGCAACTACGACAAGGCCGAGATGTATGCAGCACGCGAGGAGTGGGCAGAGATTCGTCGCCAGATCGTCGCAGAGTTCCCAAAGGAGCACGTGAGCGCGTACATCGTTGCCTCCAAGAAGGACAAGTTCAAGGCACTCACCACCGGATACAAGCTGCACGTCCCTAACTGGAAGCGCAAGCAGTAAAAGAACACAACGCCCCTCCGGGGGCTTTTTTCGTTTAAGGGGGCACACGCCCCTTTTTCTATCTTTGCACATACCCCTGTGCAAATGCGCGAGATCAAAGTAATTGTGCCCACATCGTGGGAGGACATCACCCTCGAGGCTTACATGAAGTTCAGCGCGATCGACACCGACGCGAAGGAGGAGTTCATCCAAGTGAAAGCCCTCGCCTACTTCTGCGGCATCAACGAGCTCGACGCGATGGACATGAAGGTGAAAGATCGGGAGGCCATCATCGCCCAGATACTCGAGGTGCTCAACAGAGAGCCCGAGTTCACGCAAGCCTTCAGCCTCTTCGGTAAGGACTACGGCTTCCACCCGAACCTCGACGAGATCACCTTCGGGGAGTTCATCGACCTCGAGAAATACCAGTACAACATGGAGAGCCTCGACAAGATCATGGCGATCCTTTACCGACCCATTGTGCGCAGCATGGGCGACCGCTACGAGATCGAGCCGTACAACGCGGACGGGGACAGCGAGGTCATCAAGAAGATGAGCGCAGGGACGGCCATCGCAGCCCTGCTTTTTTTTTATCGCATCGGAACACATTTGTCGATGCATATCCTGAAATCTTTGAGCCCCGAAGCGATGGAGGCATCGGAGGGGACAACTTCCTTAAGAAGTGGGGGTGGTTTGCAGCGATCCATCGGCTTTGCGACGGAGACATTGCAAGAGCTGATTCCATCACATCACTACCGCTTCATCGAGCGTTGTTCTGGCTTGCTTACGAGAGCGACAGGGACGAATACGAACGAAGAAGACTAAAGCAGGCACATGGCTAACTTTTACAGAATCACCGGACAGATCAGGCAGGCCATCGAGGCGACGAGCAGGGTTAACACCATCACCTTCGGCAACCTCGGGGACGTTGACCTGAACAAGCAGAACATATACCCCATCGCCCACATCACCCCCGAGAACTGCACCATGAACGGAGCGACCTCGACGTGGAGCTTCAACATCAGCATCTTCGATCAGGTGGACTTCAACAAGGACGACGTGAGGGATGCGCCTGTCTCCTTCCACGGCACGGACAACGTGCAGGACATCTTGAACGACTGCGCCCTCACCTTCCACATCTGGCTCGATGAGTTCAGGAGGGGAGATCGCCACGCGGACAACCTTCAGCTCGATGGAGGGGTCACGCTTCAGAGCTTCCTTGAGACGCAGACGAACAGCCTCGCAGGTTGGAGCGCATCCATCAGCATCACAGCGCCAAACGCAACGACGACCGATGGCCTCTGCTAAATTTCCACGCCTCGAGGAGGTGCTGACCGAGATGGGCGACTGGGTCGTCAAGAAGGCGAAGCAGAACCTCGGAGCACGGCAGACACGGAAGAACGTCCGCGCCAAATGGAAGAACGGCAGGCCGACAGGCTTTGAGTTCAAGAAAGCGCAGCGCGACCTCAAGGCGACAGGCAGGCTTCAGAAGTCCCTCGGCTACGAACTCAAGGAGGACGGCCAGAGCATCGTGGTCAAATACAAGGGGCTCGATTATGGCTTCTATTTAGACCGAGGCCGTTATCCATTCATGAAGGGCGTGGCGCAGGGGAGAGGCATCCCGCCCGCGAAGATGAGGGACTGGATCGAGGCAAGCAGAATACAGCCCCGCGACCTGACGACCGGGCAGTTCATTGAGAAGACGGAGAGCAACATGAGGAGCATGGCCTTCCTGATGAACAGGAAGATCAAGTGGTTCGGCATCGAGCCCACCCACTTCTTCAGCGAGCCCGAGGAGCAGGCGCGTGACAAATACGAACAGAAAATTATTGAAGCCTTCGAGGAGGACATCAGAAACCAAGTGACAGCATGACGATCAACCAACAGCCAGGGGGCACGATCTACGCCTTGAGCCCTGTGATCTATCACATCAGCGACTCGGCCTACGCAGAAACGAACTTCAGGTACAAGCTCGAGGTCTACATCTGGGAAGGAGACAACCCAAGCGACAAGCCCGGCTCGGCCACCTACACCCTCACCAAGCTGCCCGACAGCAACAACGTGGGCATCTTTGACATCAGTCAGCTCATTAGGTCGCAGCTCGGCTTTGAAGAGCCCGACGCGCTGCTCAATGCGAACAGCACCCAAGTGAACAACAACACGACGGGGGCGGTGTGGGTGCAAGTGACCGCAACCTACACGAGCGACGACAGCACGGCCACGCCAGTAGATTCAGGCACGCGCCTCGCTGTTCGTGGCTTCACCAAATACTCGCAGGGCGTGAACTCGACCCACAGCTCAAGGGCAACGATGAGCAACTTCATCGACGGGCTCGTCATCCCGAACAACCTCCAGTTCACCACATCCTTCCTGACCGCCACGATCGACAACCTCGTCATCGAGGGGGAGCACGGCATCGACTACGCAATCGACATGACAGGGAAGGACACGACCGAAACCACCGAGAGCCTCGTCCATGTGCTCCTCGGCTCTGACCTCTACGGCCAGACGCTCGAGAAGAGGAGGCAGGACATCGTGGCAGACAGCGGGACAGTTGAGTCGTTTTCCTGCGTTTACAGCTACGCAACCCAATACAATGACACCTACACCATCATCGCCAAAGATGGCGCAGCAGAGCAGCGGAGGATGGCTGTGGAGGTGGCCTGCGCAGATAGGTACACGCAGTTCTTCATCGGCTTCTTGAATCGCTTCGGAGCATACGACTACATTCCCGCACTTAAGGCAAGGGAGGACAGCGCGACCTTCGAGCGGAGGGAGTTCAACAACAGCTACCTCACGACCGCAGCCCTCGCGGTGAGCTACACCGACACCGAAGGCACGGAGCGCATCTTTGAAGCCAATGGGCAGGAGAGCATCACCATCAATACAGGCTACCAACCCGAGGACATCTGGGAGATGATCACCGACATGATGCAGAGCGAGAAGGTCTTTCTCGTCGATGGGACGACCATCGTGCCCCTGATCCCCTCGAGCGGAGACGTGGCGAAGCAGAAGCACATCAACAACAAGCTCGTCAACTACACCCTCGCCTTCAGGGTGGCCAATGACCTGAAGAACATGGTGACGATATGAGCAGGGTCTCGCTAATTATCGGAGGAGTCACCGCTGACCTGTACAAAGGGGAGGACATCACCCTCGTCAAGCAAGCCAAAGACCTGACCGACCTCGGGGCGACGCGGACGGACTTCTCGCGCCCCTTCACCATCCCCGCGACGGACACGAACAACGGCATCTTTACGCACTTCTACAACCTCGACATCGACGACCCCTACCCTGTACACAACAAGGCAGAGGCATCCATCAACGTCAAGGGCGTGCAGATATTCGAGGGCGTGCTCGAGCTGATGAATGTCACCCTGAAGAACAACATCCCCGACAGCTATGAGGTGAACTTTTACGGAAGGAACAAGCAGCTCACCACCCTCTGGGGCGATGACTACCTCCGCGACATCAACATGAACCTCGACCACGCGCTGACATATACGAACGTGGTGGCATCGTGGGGCGGTACTCTTCAGAGCGGTCAGATACGTTACCCAGTCATCGACTTCGGCAGCAGAGAGCAGGGAGCATGGAACTACTCGACCGCAGGAATGGCACAGAACAGCATTGCCATAGATGGGGGAGCGATACACCCGGCAGAGCTACGCCCTGCGGTGCGATTGAGCACCATCTTGACCAAGTGCTTCACGCATATCAGCAAGACCCTCACGCTCGACTCCTCCATCGACGACGACAACCTCTACATGATGGGGATGGAGAAGGTCGGCAAGTTTCTCGATGGCTACGACGCAGAGGTGAACGCGGAGCTTGTTGTGGATGTATCAGCGGGGACATCTTACAACGACCTCGCAGGCTTTACCGAGAACACGGACAACGACATCAGATTCAACGACACGACGGGCGAGTTCACAGCGGCAACCGTTGGGAACTACACCTTCAGACTCGCCTTCACCTCCATCACCTCATCGCGATCTTTCAACATTCGAGCTCGGAAGAATGGAAACGTCATGCCGAACGCTCCAGTCCAATCTTCAGGCACTTCGCAGACCTACACCTTCACCATGTTCTTGCAGCAGGGCGACGTCATCAAGTTCCAAGTGGCAGAGACGCAGGGGCTCGCGTTTACAGCGACCCTCGTCTACGACCTCATTGACTGGCCGACCTTCAAGACAGGGGCGACCATCCTCATCGAGGACGGGATGCCAGAGGTCAAGATCACCGACTTCATCAACGGAGTGCTCAAGATGTTCAACGCGGTGCTGACCACCTCCGACGGGGTGGCCTACACCATGAGCCCCCTCACGGACTACCTCAACGCAGGGGCGACGAAGGAGTGGTCGGACAAGATAGACACCTCCG